GAGTCAACCAATTGGGAAACTGTTCCACTGGGCTTGACACAAGTAATAGCAGTGCTATGAGGGATACCAAGACGGTCAGCCCACTCAGCGTTAGTAGAAATAGCCACATCCCTTAAATGCTCCAATGTTTTTGACAGACCCTCATTAGCCAATGTCATTAGCTTGTTGTCCATTATCCCCGTGAGTGACACACCGAGCAACCTCTCGGCTTCGGTATTTGTTCCCCACATCTTTCGCAGATATGGAAAGTGGGTGTAGGTGGACTGTATAGTCCCAAGTATAGTTGCAAGACGGACTTTTCTTGTAAGGTCTTCGATACTGTCGTTAGCACGGATGACAACTTCCGTAAGATTACAGAACTGATTCGGCCTAAGTATGATTTCCGAACAGGGGTTTGTTCCGAACTCATAGTCAGACTCTCTACGGCCATTTTTTGCTGCTTGTCTAATTGATGCTTCTCTGTTGAATACTCCTCGTTCTCCACTGCCACTCTCCATTAAGGCTGTCCACTCACGCATGAAAGACATGCTGTCTGGTTTCTCTGTATAAGATACAGAATTATTAGCTAAGGCTCTGTGTCCTGCGTTCTCCCACCAGTTACCTGACTTAGCATGGCGCATACGATCATCTGATAGGTTGCTTAAAGAGATCATAGCAGAGCGTCTAACGCCCCCTACAACGACAACTTCACCAATCTTACACATTAGGTCATGACACTCAATACTGGACAATCTACGCCCCTGTGCAGCCTTGAATGTAGTAACAGCAAAGTTAAACAAGTCAACCAAAGGAGCAGGACCACTAGCACGACCACCAAACGTCTTAAGTCTAGCACCCGCTGGACGTACCCTCGACACATCCCACTTAGGAATCTCACCAGACCACAGGAGTGCCAGAACTTGACGAAGACCTTTAGCCCAACCTTCTTTACTATCCTTGATAACAACAGTCGTGTCACTATCAAAGAGGGAAGGAACCTCTGGCAACTTAGTAATGAACTGACGCTCGACACTGAACCCGACACCAGTACCACAGAGCAGGATGAACATAGCCTCATCGAAGGACTTAGGATCATCTACGGGTAGGTAAGAACAGTTATACATACAAGTGTTATCTCTTGCTGAACTTTTACCAGCAGTCATAAGTGAACGCATAGATGGCATTACTTCAAGACTAAGGATAGCGTCACGGATTTCTTTTTCTATGGTAGGTGTTAACCAAGGGGCTACGATATTAGTCATGTAACGACCAACTGTCTCACCCCATGTCTCACGGCGTCCTTCTTCTTCTAACCAACGTGCATAGCGGCTAGTAGCAATGAAGGTCTGATAGTCTGTGGGCAGGTAGTTACTCTTCATCGATTGTCTCCGCTTCCTTTAATAGTGCCTCTAGCTTCACGGCTATCTAACTTGTTTAAGTTCTCTAATATAGTCACACCTAAGTTAGCATTGTAGTAGTTAGATAAGGCTGTAGCATAGAACACGACGTCACCTAGTTCCTTTACAATGTCGTTAGGTGTAATCTCAGTCTTATCCCTCATACTCTTTTTAATCTTCTCAGCTACTTCCCCTGCCTCACCCATAAGACCTAAAGCATTTTCCATCAGTCGGTCTTTACCCTCAGTAATGATCTTGTCTTCCACCCAATCACTATATTCTCGGAACGCTTCCATACTTTTGTTACTCATAATCATTGTATCATTCTCCCATAAAACTGCGTCTGTTCTTCATTACTAAAGTCGAAGAGATACCAAGCACAATTATCCTTACCTTGGCTCTTACTTCCCTCAATCCATTTAACTCTTCCTACACTCACCACCGTCTTACAATAAGTCATAAAGGTAGCTGACTGCTTAGTGTGCATCCAATCCGCATCAAACAACAACCAAGTAGGACATATACCTAAGAAGTTATCTATCAACGGGTGTAGTATCTTCCTGTCCCAAGGTGGGTTAGTAATAGCTAAGAAGTCCTTGCTAAAACTACCTGAGACACTTTCTATAGTTAGAGCATCCATCTTCTGTACATAGTCATGCCTTGGTTCTATGTCGTAAGCACCTATGCACTCCCCTAGCCCACTGGTTAACTGACTTATGTGTGATATAAGCCTACCATCACCTGCACATGGTTCCAAATAATCAAAGGAGTATGGCAGGTGAGTTATTAGAGGCTCTACAGCCTGTATTGGGGTAGGATAGTAGTCCCTTGGTACTCTCTTGAAGTCAGAACGCTTCCCCATTACCGTATAACTCCTTTAACCGTTGAAGTGATATAAACTCAGGGTCGTACATGCCACCAGAAATATTCCTCTTAATGACAACGCCCTTCCACCAATCGTTGTTAGCTTGCCCAGCCCAAGACTCTGCTGCACCCTTATAACAGCCCACTACAAGCCCCATGATACCGTTGGGGTGTGCGCCATCCCTAAACTTAAGGTCTCGCTTGTGGCTATGCCCACACGTACTGCTGTGGTTCCTGTTAGCCATTAGGGAGTTAGCGTGATGTAGCCCTGACATAGCAGTACCATAGTTACCAGAACTGAAGAAGTGAGCATATGATATTCCATCGTAATCCCTTATAGATGGTGCTGAGTTCTCGTACTCATGGTATTCATCAAACCAGTGATCCGTCTGTAGGTGGCTATATGAAATACCATACTTATCTCCTTCTAGTCGTGGGTCATGGGCTATAGCACGTTTGATACGATGTTCATGGTTGCCCTCAAATCCAAACCATTGTGGCACCTTATACTTACGGGTACTAGGCTTACGTCTCAGGCGGTCCATAGCTTCGTTGTAGTGGTCAATATCTGCCTCGTAACTCTGAGCGCACATAGCTTGTGGGTAGCGTGTGTCAAAGCTATTCAGTGAACGCATATCTGCACCATCACCTAAGTCAATGATGTAGTGTGGGTTAACCTCATAGATTAGTTCCCCTAGCCAATCAAACCTTTCATTTCCTACTGATGGGTCTACATGAGCGCAAGAGAAGACAATAGCTGTTTTACCCGTCATACTTAATCTCCATCCCAGCACGAAATTCTATTAAGATAGGATCAATAGAACTTTCAAAGTGTTTCTTGAAGTTATACGCATTAGTGAATGTAGAGAATGGTATCTCCTCATCAAACATAGCATCACTTGGGTCTCTTGGGTCACAATCTTCTACCCAGCATAACAACCACCACATACCATCCTCTTCGTCTTGGTAGGGACCATCCTTTACTTTGTGTACCTTAAAGGTAGCTATGTTTTCAACAACCATTCGTCGGGTATCCTTTTATCTGCATATAAGAAACCGTGCTTGTCACACCAATCCCCATAAGTACTCTTTGCACCTTTGTTTAACTTAGCCTTAGAGTTAGAGAAGACAAACCTAATATCAAGGAACGGGTGTTGGTCCTTAATCTTAAGATGTTTCTTACGATCCACTCCGACGAATCTGCCCTTACTCTCAATGATAATACCGTTGGGTAACTTAAAGTCAGGGGTGTAGGTCTTATATTCTAAGAGTTGCCATCTTACCTTTAGCTTCTCATACTCAAAGTCTACACCCCGTTCCGCCAAGTCTTTAGAGATGTCTTCCTCCAAGCCAGAGCGGTATCCATTCTTTATTGCGTGTCTCCGTCTCTCACTGTTGGAGGCTCCCATAACTCTTCCTCTCTTCTCCTTAACCATAACAACCTAGCATTTTCTACTACACGGTCATAGTCACCATCATAAGCCTCTAAGCAAGCGTACCACAGCTCTTCCTCTGTCGTACAATCCTTAAGTAACTTACCAGCTTTAACAGGTCCAACACCTTTGATCCCTTTTATGTTGTCGGCTGCATCACCAGTTAGTATCTGAGTATAGAAGAACTTAGAGCCGCCCCACTCATCTACTTGTGACCATTCATCCCTGCCAAAGTTATAATGCCAGCAAGGTATCTGTAGCATGTCCTTATCAACAGAAGCTACGACAGTATTAGGACCAAACTTAGTTGCAGCTTTAGCTATAAGATCATCAGCTTCCTCTCCGTAGCTTATAGTTGCTTTGTACTTGGACACTAGATAATCCCTTGAATGTTGTAGATGCTCAGGCTTTTCTGACTTACTCCTATTCCCCTTGTAGGGGTACGACTTAGCTATTTCAAATCTAAAGTTATCAGCCCCAGTTAAGAACGTATGGAACCTGTCAGGCACAGGGAAGGACATAGTGTTATAAGCTATAAAGTTCATAACTTCATCTACTTTGTCCTTTGCATCTGCACTAGTCTTACCCTCTGAGGCAAACCCAGCCCTGTACGCAACAATGTCACCATCAACTAAGACATGCTTTGGCTCAAATGT